TAACTGGCATTGAAATGTCAGCTGCAACAAATCCTGAAGGCATTCCTTCATTTACAGCTGAAGCTGATGCTCAATTATCTACAGCTCAAGCTAAATTTGGACCTTCATCTTTATTGTTAGATGGAACAGGAGATTTTGTACAATCGACAGCTACAGACGTTGTTCAAAATAATTTTACAATTGAGTTTTTTGCATATGCTTCTAACTTTGCACAAGATGCATATCTATGGGACAATCAATCTTCAAATCAAGGTTTTGCATTTTCAATTACATCAGCTGGACAGCTAAGATTAATTCAAGATGGTACAATTCTTCAACAAACAGGTACACCTAGTTTAAATAATAATCAATGGAATCACTTTGCATTAGTACAAAATTCAACTCTTTTAACTTTATACATTAATGGAACTCCTAAACTTCAGTACTCTACAGGTGGAGATAGTTATCCAGGCCAATCTTATAAGATAGGAGCAAACGAAGCTGAAACTCAATTCTTTAATGGTTATATAGATGAGTTTAGATCTTCTGATATTGCAAGATATACAGGTCTCTTTACACCTCCTACTTCACCATTTACGGTAGATGGAAATACCATTTCTTTACTTCATTTTGATGGTGCAAATGGTTCAACACAAATATTTAATGAAACACAAAATGCGTACAGCATTACAGGAACAGCAAATACAGATGTAACCGGTGAAGCAATGACAGCTGCAGAAGGTATAGTTGATCCTTCTCCTGATGCAACGGTTACTGGTATTGGATTTAATGCTTCTTTAGCTATAGGTACGGTTATTATTGGAGAGGCTAATGTAACTGTTACTGGAACAGGTTTTGCAGCAGGTCTTGGATTAGGCACATTAGATGCTGTAACTTTTGCAGATGTCACCGGAATAGCTATGTCAGCTAATCTTGGAAGCGTTACAACTAAAGGATTTGCTAACGTAACTTTAACTGGATTTGGCTTGACAATGGCTGAAGGAACTAATAGAACTCTAATATGGAACCAGGTAAATACAGGTACAGCACCTATCTGGACAGAAGTTGACACCGCTGCATAAATTTTATAAAATATTATTATAAGGAATTTAAAAAATGGCAAACTCAACATCAGCTAATTTAAAATTAACTGTACAAGCAACCGGAGAAAATTCGGGAACTTGGGGACAGATTACAAATACAAATTTATTAATTCTTGAACAAGCTATTGGTGGTTATGATGCGTTCAACGTAACTAACGCTAGTAGAGCTTTAACATTTACAAACGGTGCAATATCAGACGGTAAGAATGAAGTTATTAAATTAACTGGAACACTTGCTGCAAATGTTAATGTTACTATTCCAGATTCAATAGAAAAAACTTACACAATTCAAGATGCTTGCGATCATGCAGGTTTTACTTTAACTTTTAAAACTACTTCTGGTACAGGTATTCTTTTATGTGAAGGACATACTTATCAATTATGGTCAGATGGAACAAATGTATATAAAGGTTCTGAAGAAAAAGTTTGGAGAGCAATCACTGGAGCTGAAACAGTTCAAGCTGGTGCACAAATTTTAGCAAATACAAATGGTGGAGCATTTACTTTAACTTTACCTGCATCACCAAGTGCAGGAGATGAAGTATCTGTTATTGACCAAGGATATGATTTTAACACTAACGCATTGACTATCGGAAGAAACAGTTCTAATATAGCAAATGCAGCAGCTGACTTAGTTGTTAATACACAAGGTGCTGGTTTCACATTAGTTTATTCTGGTGATGCAACAACTGGCTGGACGTATAAGGAGAAATAATAGATGGCAAACTACGAAGCAACTAGATACGATTTTGATGGTGCAAACCTTACAGGTATTGAAGGTATTCCGAGCGGAACAATTGTTCCATGGTCAGATTCTTCTATTCCATCTGGATTCTTAGAGTGTACAGGTCAAGCTGTATCAAGATCAACTTACGCAACTTTGTTTGGAATTATTGGAACAACTTACGGATCAGGTAATGGTTCAACAACTTTCAACGTACCTGATTTACAAGATAACGTAGCCGTTGGAAAATCTGGAACTAAAAATTTAGCTTCAACTGGTGGAGCAAATACTGTAACTTCAACTGGAAACGTTGGTGGCTCAACAGCAAATGCTTCTTTATCAGTTTCACAATTAGCTTCACACACTCACACTGGAGGAGCGGCTGGAGGCGGAGCTTTTGGTAATGACATAGGTTCTGCGGCTATCCAGGCCACAGGTAGCACTGGTGGAAATGGTGGACACTCTCATAATATGAGTGCAAACTTTTCAGGTGATGCAACATCTGTTGTACAACCTTATTTAACAGTAATTTATATTATTAAAACTTAGGAGAAAAAATGGCGTCAAAAGGAACTTGGACAGTAATATTTGAAGATAAAGCAATTATTAAAAATAATGGTGCTGAATCAGGTACTGGTTATGTAATTAATGACGATGTTTTTTGGAATCAATCCACATTTTCAAATATTTGGGCAATTCAATATGGAACATCTAATACTTCAGATGAAGTAGAATATAGAGATGAGACACCTCATTCATCTTTTGCAGACGCAAATATTGGAGACATTAGTCAGTTTACAAATAAATGGGACGCAGCGCACTTAGCTAAATTACAATCTGATTGGGATTCTAATAATTTAAAAGGTGAAACTGAAACTGAAGCTGAAAAAATTACTAGATTAGGTGTAAGACCTACTACTTATTCTTCATAATCTTCTATAAATAAAGTTGAAGTATATCTTCTAATATTTTTTAATTGAGATTTATGGGGACTATGATAATAATTTGAAGGAAATAATATTGCTCTGTTCGGTCTAAATCCAACATGAATATCTAACTCATTGTCTGTGTAAAAAACTGTTCCAGTCGAAACACCAATCGATCCATCTAACATTATAAGAATATTTAATTTAGCTCCCATATTACTATCTATATGTGGTTTAAATTTATCTAAATTTCTTAAATCAATACCACAATCGTTTGTTACTTTTTTAATTTTAATATTAAATTTTTTTTCACTTTGAGTCATAAAAGTATTTAAAAGATTTTTGTCTGAATTTAAAACAAATCTTTCACCATAATAATTTTCCTTAGTTTTTTCTGTTGTATTTTTAAAATATCTTGGAGTAAAATATATGTTATTTTTTATATGATGTATTATTTGATTAAATTTTTTTTCATCATCAAAAAAATTATTTACTATCTTTATCATCGCAACATCATCCAAGAAGTTAAAATATATTTTTCACCTGATAAAGGTGGATTACCTCTGTGCACATATGGAAAACCTGCTGGCCAAATAACTATTCTTCCTGTTTTAGGTTTTGTTCTTTTTGAAAAATGTAAAAATTCTGTTTCTCCACCTTCTTCAACATCGTTTAAATATATGGAAAAAACAAAAGCACGTGGTTCATTTTCAAATCCTTTGTTATGTTCAATATGCCAAACATGATAGCCTTCAGTGGGTAAGGTTTTCTGTATTTTTAAAGACGTATAGAAAAATTTTTCTTGACCATAAGCATCCGCACATCCAGTATTTTTAACATAATGATTCCATGCTAAATCAAAATTTAGCATCATAGGTTTTAAGTTTTCCCACCATACATCTAAATTATTATGACCTGCAAAATATTGTTGATCTTGTTTTTTTAATATAGATGCATTTTCTCCACCTATTCTATTTACTGTATTATTAAATTTATCTTGATTTTCATAAAGGTTAATTGCTTTATTACATTCTTCTTTAGTAATATAATTATCATATACTCCAATAAAATTGGTTATGTTAACTGTTTTTTCTATCATTATATTTTTTAAAATTAATAAAATTAGTCATTATATATCTTGGCCCACAATCTTTATTAAATTGAAGAGAAGAATGATAAATATCTGAATCAAAAATTATTGCTCTATTTTCTTTAAAACCTATATGTGAATTTAATTCATATTTTTCATCTCTCTTATCATAAAAACCTGTTCCACTATTTAAAAAATTTTTTCCTTTTAAATATACCAAGCAGTTTATATTATTTAAACTATCCTCATGTGGTGTTGCTTCTTTATGTTTTGTACTTAAAAAATAAAAAGGAAGAATATTTTTAACTTCAATATCATGGTTTTTTAAATTTTTAATAACTTCTTGAACTGCAAAATGATTAAAATTTAATTCAACATTAAAATATATTCTTTGATAAATTGTATTTGAATGTTGATTATATCTATTTGTAAAATTTAAATGCGATAAATCTATTTTTATTTTATTTAAAACATCTTTTTCAAAAAAATTGTCTTGTACAATAATTCTATCTTTTAAATTAATCATTTATTAATGCAGCTTTTTCTTTTTGTGTTTTATCTAAAGTTTTATCATTTTTTTCTATTTTTTTAAGTGTAGTAGAGTTTGGTTTCCACTCTTCTTTATTAACTACATCACCACCTCTATTGGGTTTAGTTTGAAATATCACTATATAACTACCATCATAAGGTTTTAATTTATCTTTCCACCAACTAGGATCTTTAATAGTATAATGTGCATTTTTACCATTAGTTAAAATTTGTTTAGCGGGATAACAAGTAATAGTTAAAAATACTTTATTACCATAACTAAATATATCTTTTAATACTTCTTCAACTTTATCCTCTTGAACATGTTCCATAACATCAATACATAAAACTAAATCAAATTGACCTGTTGGTTTATTTGAAAACTGAGCAAATGCAGGATCATATGGAGTTATATTTACACCCATTGGTGAACCTGGAACTTTTCTATTATTAAATAATATAGAATGAAATTTTGCTTTACCACAACCATAATCTAAAATGGTTTTGATATTATTTTCTTTTATTAAATTAAAAATTTGATGTTTATATTCGGCTAATGCTTCACCGACCCAATTGTTTTGATTGACTGCATGAAATTTAGTTGCTTCTAATAATGACTCGTACATAATTTATAAATTTATTTTATATTTAAAAGTTAAAACCATTCTTAAATCATTAACATCTCTTCTAACATCTCTTGCACAATGTTCAATGTTGCCATCAAATATAACAATTCTACCCGGTTTTGGTATAATACTTTTTATAATTTCTTTATTATTAAAGAATACAGTTTCTCCTGAAAATTTCAAATTCCAATCATGATTTAGATAATACATTACTGTAATACCACCTTTTGAATCTTTTAAATAATCTTTGTGAGGCTCATGCACAGTACCAAAAGGATTTGCGCTAGCATAAACTCTTTCAAATTTTAATAAATCAAATAGATTTAAATTATTTAATATATTTTCTGTATTATATTTTAAATTTTTTTCTATTTTACTTTTAAAGTTTAAATCATATTTAAACTTTCTCCATTTATTTTCATCATTACCTGATCCATTGAAATTCCAAGGTACTCTATCTCTAAAATAAAAATAATTTTCTAAGATATTTTGATTATCAAAATATCCATCTATAACTTGTATATAAGTTTGATCTAATTCATTTGCTAATGATATTATTTTTAATTGTTTATTTTGATATCTATTCTGATTAAATAGATAAACTAGATTTTCAGCTTTATTTCCAATTAAATCTTTAATTGTATTTCTATCTTTTTCTATTACAGTTTTAAAAATTTCATTACCATATATCGAATGAAATAAACCTGCAAAACATATATCTTCATTACATTGCCAATATCTAAGTTTATCATATACTCCAACTAAATGTTGAAAAAAACTTTTACCATTATGTGGTATATTTTGAGTTTTTTTAGATATTAAATAATTGATAGATCTAATATATTTATTCATACATAGTTTTTATCTTTATATTCTTTATAATGTTTATAACATAATTCAGTAAAATTAGTCAAATGCAAAGCATCTTTAAATGTATCTACTCTATAGGCATCAATACCATCATAACCCATTTCTTTTGCTATTTTAAATCGATAGTGACCACAATGTATTTCATTATCTTTAAATACAGCCGGAAATAATAAACCATCTTCTTTCATATATTTACGAACATTGTTTAAATGGTCCTGATCCCAGTCTATTTTGTCTTGCAATGAGTCAAAATCTATGTATGATAACCGTTCCGGGAACCATACTATTCTCGCTTTCATTATATTCATAAGTATTATATAGTAGGTTATATGCTACAAAAATTAAATTTCAAGCCTGGTTTTAACAAGATGGTCACTGATTCCGGAGCCGAGTCTCAATGGGTAGATGGCGATTTTGTTAGATTTAGATATGGGCTACCTGAAAAAATAGGTGGTTGGAATCAATTAACTACTCAATCTGAAACACTTCCAGGAGCTGCACGTGCACAGCATACTTGGACATCTCTAGCTGGTGAAAAATACGCAGCGATAGGTACGTCACAAGGATTGTTTTTATATTATGGAGAT